GTCATTTGTATATAGATAAATCTATAGACAGCTATTCCACTGATAAATCAGGAGATTCGTCAGAGGTCATAAATAACCTCTGGTATAACTCTTCCCTAGAGGGACGAGCTGTATCTACAAATTTAAATTTGTAGAGAAGCATGATAAGTCTACGACTTATCATCAGTTCAAATGATTTTCCATCAGTGAGCGGATGCTTTACCGATTTATAAACCTTGAACGCGAGAGATCTAATCTCTTTTCGACCTGCCTCTTTTGTTGAAAACGAAGGAGGCTTAACAAAGGAATCAAGTTCGGTAAGAAATTCTAACTCTAAGAGTTGGAACTCATCCGGTGTGTACCTTGAAAGGCATACATCATAGACTAGCTGAGCGAGCTTAGCCATTAAATGGTTAGACTCCAGGCCTCTCTGACCAAGAAGGTTTTCGGCCTCAATGGTCTGCTGCCTTACAAACTCAATAAATTGAGTGCGTGGGAAGTATGACAAGGGGACTAAGTCCTCCATTGACCAAAGGACAAGGGAGTTATAAACATCCTGTCCTGAAGCATTTATATAAATGCTCCGAAGCGAATACTCTAAGAGTGTTAACGCCTTCATAACGAGGAAATTAATCCTCACCATCGGTGGCCACGGTGCGATGACAGAACTGAGTTCTGCCAGACCAGCATAATATGTTGGGATAGTGCACATAGTGCCAATCGACGCCCGGATAAAGTCCGAGCCGAACAATTGATAGAGATCTACCAATGCTCGCTCATCGAAAGATGAGGCGCTACCCTTCAAGGGTCCTAAAAGAACTCTTGATCTGAGCTTGAGAATTAATTCTCGAACGCAGGCATAATCGGAAAAAGATTTCACGATTAACCTGGGAGAGATTGCAGAAATCTCATCCCCTTCCAGTGAATTTCGCTTAGCGAATTCAGATACACGTCGTTTCTCAGAAACGATGAGGGATTTTGCAAGATTAATCTTGCAGCCGAGGGCATTCATTATTAATGAATAATAATGAGCTAATATCGGGTCGATGATGTAAACATCATCGCCAACAATCCCATAGAACTCTTTAGGGTTCTTGAGAACTTCTGGAAGAAGCCCTGCACGGGATGCCGCCATCCAAATCACAAAGTGATGTGTTAGCGCTAAACCTACCGACCAAGAGGACAGCAGGCCCATCGGTTGTCCCACTCTGTAGTACTTGCCATTAAATGGTAGCTCGCAGAGGACACGTATCCACATCGGAGCAATTACTTGCCCGTTTGGTAATACATGTTGAAGAACGCACTTAGAAAGTGCGACCGGTAGTGCATCAGTTGCATTTGATAAATCAAAGCAAGCGACGTACTTACTATCTCGAGTAAACTCGGATAGCCTCTGAAAACCAGTCTCATGAGAGAATGTGTAATCAGAATCAATTGCTGACAGGACATCAAATGCCCATTTGTGCAACGGACTAAGCACATACTGAGTAGTATAATCAGCTATGGCTATAATCCTGCTTTTAAAGCCTGGATTACCGAAGGCAACTCTTCTACGAAGAGAAGCCCGAAGTGGACCACTAGGTGGTTCAGCCTCACGTGGAAACTTCATAGAAGGCCACGAATGCGAACCGATGGCATCGCCAAGGTCGCATAGCAGATCATAATATGACCGGCCATCCCTGAGCATAGTATTAATACTCTGCTTCAACTCAGCGGTAGCACCCATAATAGCGGGAGCATACCCCTTCACCCTTTTCGGGCGACTACCTTTTGAAAAGGTAGCAGTCCCATGCTTCGCAAGAAGTATGGCTTTCTCTCGTGGTTTAAAAGCCGCCGAGAATGGAACCTTGCGTGAAAATTCACGGAAGGCCTGAGAATATACGATTAATCGTATCTCAGCCTTGAAGTCGAAGACTTCGTCCTCCATGAGAATAAATTCTTCATGTTGCTGGAGTTCCAACGTATCAACCATAAAGGTCTCAACAAATTGAGACTCCTCCTG